TCAACCATAGAAAGATTTATATCTACTCCATCTGCTATTACACTACCCAATACTCTTCCAAATTTTCCACGTGAATCTTTAAGTTCAGTTCTTATAATGATTTTATCACCAGCATTAATTGAATTTTCTAAGAAAGCCCCAGCCATTTTTCCTCTAATCTTTTCATCTTTGTTACGAGTACGTGACTCGGGAGTATCAATCCCATATAAACGAACACGGCACTTGTAAAGAATATTAAACCCAAGGTCCAATACAACATCCACAGTATCACCATCAACAACTCTTTCAACTTTACAAGCATATTCATACATTATCTATACCTTTACCATTTAGTTTTATGACTCCAATATCTAGCACTAAATTTATCTGGACTAGAATCTTGTGCATTATGCCTAGCATAATAACTTTTCTTACGTGCTTTATCTTTCTTAGATGTAGGATTTTTTCCTGCACCACTTACTCCTTGCTGTCCAAAACGTATAGTTTTAGTTTCTGTGCCTTTCTTAGCAACAACTACATGTGATTTTGTTTTATGATTAGGTGTACGTTTAGGTTTGTTATAACCAGAAACACCTGCGTTCTTTAATTTATTATCTTTAGGCATTAATCTTCACCTTTAAACTTTTTACTTTGCCCAGATGTTCCTGCATATATACCAAATACAGCTGCCATAGCACCTACAACTATAGAAACTAATGCAGATTGTTCTATGTTTGGTTCTGTTAATGTCATAAACCAAGTTACTACTTTATAAAGTAAAACGATGTAAACACTTACAAAAACTCTAGGAAAAATTCTATATGCATCAATAGTCTTAGCTATATGTATCCATTTTATATAAGGATTGTCTGATGCTTTATTAGCAACAGCATCTATTTCTACTTCAAGATTTATTTTTTTAGTTATTTCTTCAATCATAGTAGTTTCATATAAGCTACAGCTACAGCTACAAGACCATACAGACCCCATAGCATATTTTCTATTCTAAGAAATTTTTGACTACCTTCGTCAAGTCTGCGCTCTATGTATTCATAACGTAAAGCGCATTCTCTTTCATGCCCACTTAGACGAATATCTACAGGTTGATCTTTATCAGTATAAACTGATTCTGTCATTACGCTGTAGTAGCTGAAGCGTAGCTTTTAGTTGCCCATATAACAATGCTATAAGCGTCACCACTTGTGTGACCAACTGTGGTTAATAGTAAATCACCATTAATTCCACTTCCTGCATTATTAGATATTCCGGGTAGATTCATACTGCTATCAGTAAAATCCCATGTATCAGCCCAGTCTTGAGGTGCTTGGAGTATATGCATATTGGTACTTGCATTCCAAAGTAATTTAAACCCCATGCCTACATTACTAAACCAGATTTTATTTATGACAACTCTGCTACAAGCTTGCCCATTCATTCCAGTTGTTAATGCTGATACATCAATCTTTGCTACATTTGCTTCACCAGTACCATCACTAATGTTGGTAAACTTCATTATAAGATTTTTACCACCATCGTCTAAAATAGTTTGACTTGTTACTGCGTCAGCCATAATTTACTCCTTACTCGAATGGAGTTGCTAAAGTACCATCCCCGTGTAGGAATGCTTCGCAATGCCATACTGCTGCTGTTGTAGCATATAAACGGATTACTCCACCTACTAACCAACCCTGTGCTGCTGATCCCAAATCAATGGTATCGTCATTACTGGCATCGGGTATAAAAGTATTAGTGTCTCCGGCTGTTGCTGGATCAAATAATTGAGCAAACCCAGAAAATAGATCACTGGCGTTATCTGTATTAATTTGTCCTGCACCTGTAAAAGTTGTACCAACTATAAAGGTATAATTTAAACCTGCTGCTGCTGTAGGTAGTGTAACCACAATACCTGCTGCTCTATTTAAAGTATAAACAGTACCTGAATCAGTTGATTCTACGTTTTTTGTTGCTGCTGTGATGCTGCTAATATTGGAATAAGCAGAAACATAACCTGTTGTAGTTATATTACCACTTGAATCTATATTACCACTTGAATCTATATCAAAATTAGTTGTGATTGCACCAGTAGTTGAATTCTTACTGATCTGTTCAAAACCATTTTCGGACCTGACCGGTCCATCAAAAGTTGTGTTAGCCATTATTAAGTCTCCTTAATTAATCTATCGTCTTGGCATGTCTGCTAGGGCAGTCGATAGAAGTTAAAAAAATCCCTAGAAAAAAAAGGGGAGTATATATCATTTCAACTCCCCCCTAAGTTACTAACTTGATCCCGAAGAACCAAACGCTCCAAGCGGATCAGAAACTCCAAAGGAGTATCTTTCTCTAGCTTTATATCTTACGTTACCAGTATCAAAATCACCATCCATAGATGTTTCTAATGATGTACGTGCAAAATGTTTAAATCCATTTGGTACGTCTGTCATTAAGAACCATGCGTTAGTGTCTGTTAAAAAGTGATTAACAGTATAACCTTCTGGAATAGTTCCATTTGATTTGATAGCGTTGAGATCGTTATCCGCAGAACCAACTCTTCCGTCAGTTTCGAGGATACGCGTAGCAGTAAACATTCCGTTAGGTGGAACGATTAACTTACGTGGTTTAGCTGCTATTAACAGTCCGCGCTCGTCAGTCCAACCAGCTATTTGTATCACAGCATTCTCTAACGAAGTTTCGTTAAGGTCTGCTTGTGTTGCAAATGTGTTGGAATTTGTTCCGCCTGATACTAATGGGTGTGATTCTGAAAACAGATCAACCCCATCACCAGAATCAAAGTCGCCAAATCCTGCATTAAGAGGATAGGCAGCTTTTACCTGCTTCGTATAAGCCATACTTCTTGCTAGTGCTTTTGTATAACGTGCAGAAAGCGAATCATATAATTCGTCTTCCATCGCTTCTTCCGTTATAGCAAAACCCATTGCAATAGTTTCGTGATTGTAGCGAGTACTAAAAGATTCTTGTGCTGTATCATAATTGATTGCAGAACCTTCATCTTTTACTGAAGCTTGACCAAATCCACTTAACTTAACTTCTTCTTCAAAAGATCGATCCGAAGTTTCAGTGTCATAAATTTCATCATGCTCGTTTTCATACTTGCTATATTCTAATCCAAACAGGGCATTCAATCCCGGAAGGAGTTCTTTAAGTAACTGTGCTCTTGAAATAGCCATTTCTTATTCTCCTTTGTTATATGCCAGTTGTATTACGCATGATATGACCCGCATTAAACTTAACAACTAAGTCGGTATAAGAATCACCGGCTGCGTTACCAGATTTAGACGAGATATCTACTATCCTAATAGGAAGTGTTGCTGTAACAGCAATAGTAGAAATATCAACTACGTTTTTACTTGTTCCAATAGATGTTGAACCAGCTGTTAGAGCAACCGCAGCATTGTTTCCGATTACAGTCTGAGCGGCAGTGCCGTCAGCTTGCATTTCAAAAAGAACGTCTGGATCATCAATAACATATGCAGTTGCATCAGATGCAACTACACTAGCTGTCCACATTTGTGAAAAAGTTTTCTGACTAGTATTTGGATCAGTGTATGAAACGCCTAGAAAAATCCCTACAGGTGTGCAAGCAGTTGTGCCAGTGTCTTTTTCAACACCTCCAGCGGCAACTAACTTAACAAAATCACCATAAAAGATCGAGGTCGCATAACCAGAGGCTATGCTATAGTGTCTTACCTTTCCGGAAAAAGAACCTGATGCACTTAAAGTGCCTACTGGTCTTGCTCCATAAGGTGTTGCTGAACTACTCATTTTATATACCTTTTATAAATACAATTAATAAATATAAAGATGGTAATTACTTACCGCCTTTCCCAAAAGAAACCGATGTCTTCCTTTCCTTAAACATAGGCATAGCAGGATTTTCTTCACGCATATAATTAGCGTCTAAAGCACTCATTTGTTGATCAGCCATATCAGTATAATACTTTTTACGTTTGATCATTTCTTCTTTGGGTGCTTTACATAAGAGTAATCCGCCTACCTCAACCGATCCTTCAAATTGCGGATTGGTATCTTGTACCATTTGCAACTCTGGGTGGTCTTCTGCTTTAACTGGAACCCAACCTTCTCTCATTTTAGTAGATACATTCATATTATCAGACTGACCAGCTGCTGCTGTTCTAATCCAACGATACACATATCCCTCTTGTGGAGTAGGGTCTGGTAACAGATTGGGGGGTGTCCAAGGTTTCTCGCGCTCATTAGTATCTCTTGACTCTAATGAACGAGAAGTGCGCTCTTGATCTTGATTATTTTCTTGATCTTTATTTAACTTATCCATTATTTAACTCCCTTGCATACTCAGATGCATATTGTTCTGGTGTAAGTCCAAGCCTTCTTGCGAGGTCGACTTGTGATTTTGTTAACTGCACTCTGCGCTGTTTAGTACTTGCTCTATTAGCAGGTGCTACCACAGTCGAGGGTCGCTGAGTCGTTGCAGTATTCGACTCAAAGCGTTCTGGAAATCTTTCTTTCATAGCCTGATCTACTCTGCCATAGTAAGATTCAGAATCCCTTACGGGATCAACTCCTTCTCTTACTAATTTAGCATGCATACCATAGGCTAAAGCTGTCATGTCTTCATCACCAGCGCGTTCAAACCAAGGATTACTCCTAATGTATTCAGCAGCAGAAGGATCAATAGTTTGTTCTTGTGCTGGCTGTTGATATACAGGTTGTTGTGGTGGTGGTTGTTGTTGTTGTGTCTGCTGATATGCTTGTTGTGCATTAGCATTATTGTTTGGCATTTGTGGTACGTAGTTATCTACATAACTTTTATCTGCCAAAGCAGCAGAAAGTTTTTCTTGAGCATTTAATAATTTATCAGTATCACCTGATTCATATGCAGTTTTGTACTCTAGTTTAGCTGAATCAATTTCAGTTGTTGTTCTGGTCTTGAGACTGTTTACTAAAGCACTTTCGCTTTTAGCTACTGTAGATTTTAATCTGTTATTCTCTTCAGCAAGTTGCCTTGTTAAGTGAACTGATTCATCTCTTACTCTGTTAGCTGCATCTTTTGCTCTACGTTCTTCATGGTAATCATACTTTAACTTGTTAATACGTTTCTTTGTACGATCATTGATACCTTCTATTTCTTGATCAACATCATTGTCTGATACAGCCTTTGGAGGTTTTTGATCCTCTTGTGGTCTATCGTCAATAACATCAACTTCTACATCAGGTATTGGTACTTCAATAGAATTACCTCCGGTAAATTCTTCTTGTTGTATAGTTTGTGCTTCTTCTGTCATACTCTTACTATTCCTGTTGGGTCTTGTACGATAGCTTCAACTGTATCATCATTGATAATTCTGAACTCTTTGCCATGTATTTTCATTCTTGTTCCACTATATGCTCTCATAATAACAAAGTCACCTTCTTTACAATACGCTCCACTAGGAAAACGCTTTTCATCTTTGTAACAATCTGGACCCATCTTTATTACGAAACCTATAATAGAAGCTGTTTCTTCTACACGCCTTGTCATATCAGCCATAATAATACCACCTTCTGATTTTTCTTCTGATTCAGGTAGTGCTATTAATATTTTATATCCTTGAGGTTCTGGTAGTTGACTAGCTACAGAAGGTTCTTCTGCTTCTAACTCTTTACCTTTTACTGCTTCTACTGTCATAAGTTCCCTTATGTTGCGTCAAATATATATGGAGTCTGACGTTCTCCATCCTTTCACCATGAAAGGTGCGTATTTAATTTTCAATATACTGAGAGGTTTTCTCAGTAACTTCTCGAAGGGCAATACGTAGTCCTTCTATCTTGCCTTTTAAATGATAAAGTTCAGTTAAATCTTTCACTTCACCATCTATTATGACTTCCGTAATCCTATTTATCTCATCGTTTAAACTATCTGTCAAGTATTCTGTAAACTTTAGATCAGTTATTTCCATTGTCTTTAGTCATTATTTCTGCCATCTTCCTTCCGATCTCTGCACCTTTAGTTCTTTCTTGTGCAGATACCTTGGCTATATCTGCTCCAGCTTTAGCACCAGCTATTTTTAAGTCAGCCTCTATTTTAATTCTTTCAAGTTCGTCTTTCATTCTAGCTTTCTCTAAGTCAGCAGCTATACGTGCTTCATCGCTTGCAATCTTAGCTTCTGCTGATTGTGCTTTGATTTGTAATTCTTGTTGTTGCATTTGTAGAACAGGGTCTTGCATTTGTTCTTCTGCTTGTTGTTGTTGAGCAGCTTGTTGATTTTTACCAAGAAGTTGTTCAGCTGCTGCTGCTATTAAAGTAGACAACCTAGATTCAATTTCAGGTGGCAAAGGTTCACCTATTGGTGGCAATGTAGTTCCTATTTCTTGTTCTATTTGTTTCCTGTATTCAAAACCTATATGTTCAATAACGTGACTACTTAGTGCAGCTTGCATTGCATCTGCATTAGGTGCTTGACCAGCTAGTTCTTGTACCTTGGGGTCTTGTATCATAGACATGTGAACTGTTATATGTGCTGCATGATCTTGATATTCAAAAGGTTTGACCGGTTCACCATTTAATATGTCCATATTTTCTGATACAGGGTCTTTAGGTTTCATATCATCTTCTAATGGAACGATATCTTGTGGGTCACGTATGCCTAATACCTCTAACATCTGCCTATGTAGCTTGGGCATGTCGTACATATGCGGTGCAGACTGTGCAAGTTGCAAAGCTGCTTGGTATTGCATGATTCTTTGCGCCATTGTTGCAGCATTTGGGTCTGATACTGGTATAACGTCTATTCTTTCGTCAAAGTCCACACCTTTTATGGCAGCTTCGCCATCAACTTCGTATTCATAGTCCTCTGGCATGTAATCTTTGATGATATCCGACAATATGCCTAGTTCTTGGCGCATAGAGGCGTGTAATCTAGCTTGAATTGCCCCCATTACCTTCATATTGCGCTCTAGTAGGGCTAATGTAGTGCCTACAGGGGCTTGATTGCTCATATCAGACACTTTTAGGTCCGTAATAGAGGCAAATCTACGACCTTCCTCTACAATATTGCCTAATAGTTGGTATAAAGTGCCAGATGGTTCTTTATATGGGAGGAAAGCTATGTTATCTCTGATGCTTCCGCCCGGAATATCTACATCACGGAACTCTCCGGGATATATTGGAGTGTCATCGCCCTTAATTCTTAACCCTCTTGTCTTTAAACCACCCGGAAGGTTAGATAAAGTACCTGCATCTACTAATTGTCGCAGTATAGAAGTAGCTGATTTAGCTAAACCACCTACCATGTGTATTAAACCGAAGCCATAGAAGCCTAATCCGGGCATATATTTGTAATGAACAAAGTGTTGTCTACTTTCTCTTAGAGGATCAGACTCTAAATAGTTACGTCTTATAGATAGTACTTCTCCTGAACCTTGATCTATTGTTACAACGTAAGGTAAAGCTATTCCTGTCTTTACACCATCACGTATATCTTCAAAACCTTCAAGGTCTAAGTCAACATGCATTTCTAATAATGTATGTAACCCATCTTTACTATAAGAATTGAGATCGTATTCAAAGTTTGGACTATCACCAGCTAGTTCATTGTACTTAGCTTTTATTCTATCAGTACCAACACTTGATTGTGGTAAATCAACATCTTTATAAAATCCTGCGTACTGTAATTTTAAGATTTCATTTAACGTCATACGCATAATATGTGTTGCACGTGATGCAGTTCTTAAATCAGATGCACCATAACTAACAACAAAGTCTTCTGCGGGTATAAACATAGAGCAAGGTCTTTGCATGTTTACATCCCAATAAATCTTTTTGAAAGCAGAACCAGCTAATGGCAAACTGAATAACATATTTTCAGTTTCATTTCTGTATTCTTTCATATC